AGGCAATCAGCTACACGGTATTAGCTGCGAATGTGTGGGAGGACTTCGAGACCTCAGTGACAACCAGCGTTGCACCTTCGGCAGTCATTGTCGGTTGGGATGGCACGTCAACGTTTACGGGCGCAGATTGGTCAGACGTCAGATTGATTGATACAGCACGTAGCGAGACTGTAATCCCGCGCTGGCAACTCAACGACTCAGCCGCAGCAGACCTTGACGGCTATCCAGCCATTGACTCAGGCGGTGGAGGGTTCCATGGAGTGCATGACGGAGGGTCAAGTGGTAGCGGGGAAGGAACGGACGCTGATGTGCGAGAACTTGCGGCGTATTCTGATTACATTCTGTTTGATGCGGTTGATGATTATGTCGAGACAACAGGAATGGTTTCTGTCGTTGACTATTTTGGATCATGCACAATTTCTGCCGACATTTATGTTGGTGACACGTCCTCTACTCAAGTTGTTTGGTCCTTGGGTTCTTCTGCTTATCGTCTCTTACTAGTCAGTGGTGAGTGGAATTTGGGAGATGGAACAGTCACGGGCGTATCAGTGGAGTCGGGGTTTCAAAATGTATCTGTTACTTTTAATTTGTCTGGCTACGCGATTTCATTTAGAATCGACGAAATCGAAGTCTGGACTGGAACGGCTGTAAGCTCTGGCTCTGGCACATCATTCTATTTAGGCGCTCGCCTGAGCACTACTGTCGGCTTATTTTTCAATGGACTGATTTACAACTTCGAAATAGCTGATTCGTCAGTTAAAAACTTCGCCTACACAGGCCGAGGCGCAACCCCATTTGATGACACCATCGGCAGCAACGACGGCACAGTATCAGGCAACCCCGTAACCGTGGCCCAGAAGCGCGAGACGATCCTCCAAACGGCGGGGATGGACTGGAATAAGTATTCTTGGTTCAATGGCGTGGATAATTTTATTGGTCTAGGTGTTGGGGATCCATTGGGGTTCAACGGTGTCGGTAAAATTGAGTTTTCTGCCACAATTTATTTTAGCGAACTTCCGTCTGGAACTGAGGATATATTTTACCAATACATTAGCGAAGGCTCGGTTGGATTCTCGCTCGACTTGCAGGCAAGCGGAGCAATTAGAGTGTCAGGGAGAAGTGCGGCATCTGATTCTTACGAGAGTTTTATCTCATCAACAACTTTGTCAGCAGGGCTGAATACTGTATCTGCCTACTTGGACTATGCCAATGACGAGATCGGCATAAGTCTAAACGGCGGGGCATATGAGACGGCAGTAGCAACCTTTGCAAACGCCACATTTACATATGAAGGTTCGGTAAATAATACAAGGATCGGCAACAGCCAAGACTTGGCTAGGTTCTTTACTGGTAGCATATCAAATGTTACCGTGCTTAAGGACGACGTAGCAATTGATTCCTACACCGGACTCGGCAACGATCCTTGGAAAGACACCATCGGCTCAAACAACGGCACAGAGAGCGGCACATTCACACGCCAGCTAGTTCCAGTATCCGACACCACCCCAACCCTCGACGCTTTCGGCACAGCAATTGCAAACCCTCGTCCGAACGCCAAGGTGCTCAACCTTTTTGAAGAAGGCGAATTTGTAGAACTGCCAGACGTAGCCAGCCTTGAGGAAGTGCGATCCATTACGCTCGCAGTCTACAACGACGGCACGACTAAAGACATTTTGCAAGCAGCCACAGGCGCATCATTCGTAGACATTGCGGCCAATGTATTGCAGACCGATCAGTCAGGCACACACGCTTACTACGTCGGCGGAGTGGCAACGACTACCCTTGCGGCAGGTTGGAACATTGTCGGCATCACATTCGACGCGGCAAAAGATTTGAGTGGCGGTAAGATCGTCGCGACATCTGGCAACCTTCTCGCCTACGATCCAAACGCGCTAACACTCGCCGACCAGCTTCAAAACTCCACGGCATTTTCACCCTCCTACGGACTATAAAATCATGGCTCACAGATACGCAATTATTTCAAACGCAACCTATACGGGCTACACAATTCCCGACAATCTAGCAGTCTATCTAGGTCTGCCCATTGTCACGCCTCCAGAGGACGACAGCGACCCTGTGGCGATCAACTACACGCCACAGGAAGCCTTTGAGCAAGCCAGCCTTGGTTCTGCCCCTGCTTTCGCTATCGAGGAGCGCGACGGGCAAGCACCGTTACGCGGCGAGGATATCAATACCGTTACAGACTGGATCAAACCGCTCAACAATACATCAGCTAATTTTGACGAGATTGTCATTGGCCTAGCAACTGCCGCAGGGGTTCCCTATCGCGAAGTGTGGCTCGGTCACTCCGACATTCAGCACTACCTAGCAACTGGGGAAAGCCCCGAATCGCTCGTCTAATAACATGGATCAACACTTCGCAAACTGGCTCATTAACCCCGAGGCCAAGAAGTCCAAGATCAAGGACACAGAATTTTCCGATACAATCACCAAAGCCAAGCAGCCGAAGGTTGCCAAGTTCAAGACCAAAAAGAAATAGTTATGTATGAGGTTCCAATTAAATCCGCAGGCGTAACAGCCATAGCAGCAGCAAGCGGCGCAGCGTCCGTCATTAACGAGGGGACGCTGATTCCGTTGGGCATCTTTATTGCAGCAGCGACAGTATTAGTTGGTGCAGCGTGGCGACTCTCTAGCGCGGTCACAAGGGCAGCAGACAAGCTCGACAACATGGACAAGCGACTCACCGACATTGAACAGAAGTGTAACGGGAGTTGCGCCAACAACTAATGATAGTAAAGTCACAGTTTAAAAAGTGGAAATCGAAAGGAATAATCAAATGATCGAATTACTAACAAATCCTGCTGTCACGATGGGCGTCTCTGCCGTCGCTGGTTTTATCATGAAGCTCAAGGCTCTCGAAAACGCGCGACGCGCAGAGGAGCGACTCTATACTCTCGACGCATTCAAAGTCGGCATGAGCGAAAGCATGGAGTCGGCAGACCGCGCAGTTGATCGCGTCGGTGCGGCTGGCAAAGTAACGCGCCGATGGATCGCGCTTTTACTTATCGCGGCAGTGATCTCACTTGTTTTCCTGCCCGGCTTGCTCGATAAGCCAAGCGTGATCGAGACAGTCAAAGAATCTGGCGGCTGGCTATTCGGTCTATTTCCTGAACGCACACGAACGGAGTTTGTCAGCGTTCAAGGCTTCGTTCACATGCCGACTCTGCTTGTTGGATTCGGTCACGTCATCGCCTTCTACTTTGGCCAAGGGGCGGCGAAACCTTAATACAGCGTATTGACAAGCGGGCGTGACTCGCTCAATTTGCGAGCCTATGCAACTGACAACACGACAAACGAAAAGCCTGCGGGCATTGTATAACGCAGCGGAGTCGAGAGTTCCGATTTTTCGCGAGGAAGTTCAGCGCGGCCTCAACGAGCTTGAGCGCATCGCGTATCCAGAGCGATTCGAGCGCGATTCAGTCGGCAGATTGCGTCGAAAAAATAAATGAGTTTTATTTGATTAACGTATTGACAAGGTGGCCCTCGTCATCAACGACTAACTCGCCAACCATTGAACCTCAACAGCCTGACTCGAAAGAGTCGGGCTTTTTGGGCGCAGGGAATAAATAATAATACTAAATAATCATGACAGACCTATCAAAAGTCTTGCCGACTAAATCGGCAACAGTCGAAGCCATCGAAGCGTATTGGCTCAAGCGCGGGCAATCTGAGGAGCCGCGCGGCTATCTCGGCGCATCGAGTATCGGCGCAGAATGCAGTCGACAGCTATGGTATTCGTTTCGCAAGTGTAGCGAGCCGAAATTCGACGCCCGGCTTTACCGCTTATTTAATCGCGGCCATCGCGAAGAGCCGACCTTCGTCGAGGAGCTTCGCGGCATCGGCTGCGAAGTCCACGAAGTCGGCGCAGACGGCAATCAGTTTGAAGTCATCGCCTGCGACGGGCATTTCAAAGGCCACACTGACGGCGCGGCTCTCGGCATTCCAGAAGCTCCGAAAACTTGGCATTTGCTCGAAATGAAAACGTCGAGCGCAAAGCTTTTCGCGAAGGTCGAAAAGGAAGGCTGCGAGAAAGCGAATCCGAAGCACTTTGCTCAGATGCAAGTTTACATGCATCTGACGGGGCTTAAACGCGCTCTTTACATGGTCGTAAACAAAGACACAGACGCGCTCTACACTGAGCGCCTGCGCTACGATAAGACGCGCAGCGAGGCGATTATCGCGAAGGCTCAATCTATTATCAATGCGACGACGCCGCCTGAGCGAATAAGCGACCGGCCAGATGCCTTCGCTTGCAAGTTCTGCGACGCTCGCGAGCTATGCCACGGCGTCTCTGAGGTCGCAGTCGATGTGCCGACGCTGCACTGCCGCCAATGCGTCCACGCCTCGCCCGTCAAAGATGGCAAGTGGCACTGCGCGAAGCATGACAAAGAAGCAGTCGAGGTCTGCAGCGAGCATTTATTCTTGCCCGGCTTAATTGGATTCGCCGAGCCGACTGACTCGATTACGAATGCTGACGGATCAAGCGCGATTGAGTTTACAAGCGAAGACGGCACGATTTGGGAGCATGGCAGCGACGAGGCTCGCGGACAATATCCATCGACCATCTTGCAGACGACAAGCAAGCATCTTGTCTTTAGTGGCGACAACGCTAACGACGGCAAGCCAGATTTGCAGCAAATGTATTCGCTCAACAATGCAGAAGTGAATCAAGTATGGGCCGGCACGGTCGAACAACTCAAGGGCGCTTTCGAGGATCGTTACCAAGTGCCGATGGTTCGCCCGAACTACACTCAAGACGGCGACGGATGGAGCGCAGCAGCGTTTCGCGGTCAATGCTGCATTATAATTTCCGGCAACTCTGCCGAGATTCGGGAAAGTTGCATTCCATTTTAGATATTCTAGAGTTCACGGAGTTTTACGAAAAAATAAAATCTATTCAAGACGGGATTTATTCCGAACTTGAAAAACTAAGATAACAAAGAAAACCAACCAATAATAACATGGACATTAAAGAAACGATCCGCGACGCGGAAGAAGCTATCGAGGAGATTCTAGATCAGCTAGAAACTACTGTCGGAGTGCGAGCATTCCGTATCAACATCATTGGGCAACGCGGCTATCCAGCCTCGGTGACAATCACGCCAGACGACAAGGGAGGGCGCAAAGCATGAGCTTCGACCTCAACAGCATCAAAAAAGGCGTGGAGCATAAAGCACCGCGCATCGTTCTGCTAGGCGTCGAGAAGATCGGCAAAAGCACATTTGCCGCTGGCGCAGACTCGCCAATTTTCTTGCCGATCAAAGGCGAGGAAGGCGTCGACGATCTCGACGTGGCGAAGTTTCCAAGGGCTGAGACGTTTGACGATGTTCTTGGCGCGGTGACTACTCTCATCAAAGAGGAGCATGAATACAAAACGTTCATCATTGATTCGGCATCTGCGCTCGAACCTGTCATTTGGGCGAAGCTATGCGCTGAAAACAAGTGCGACTCAATCGAGAAAGTCGGCGGCGGTTACGGCAAGGGCTATATCGAAGCAGCGAACAAGTGGCGGGACTTGATGGAGGGACTTGATATGCTCCGCCAGAAAGGCATAGCCGTCATTCTGATCGGACACGTAAAAGTGAAACGATTCGACGATCCACTTGGCGCGTCATACGATCAGTTCCAATTCGACCTGCACGAGAAAGTGCATCTCTCGCTACAGCGTTGGGCCGACTCAATTCTGTTCGCTAATAACGAGACAGTCGTTAAGACGGAGGAGGTCGGATTCAATAAGGAAAAAAAGACTGGCAAGGACTTAACCGGCGCGCGCTATTTGTTCACGCAGAAGCGTCCGGGACACCCAGGCGGCGGTCGCGGCGTTTACGGACGCCTGCCTTATAAACTTCCGCTCTCATGGGTGGATTTCACAAACTCAGTCGCAGAAGCGGCTCAACAATAAAACCAAATAAAAAACTATGTCAGATATATCAAAATACTTCGACGGCGGATTTAAAGCCGAGGATCATGAAGAGATGCGCGATGATTCGCCGCTGCCAGTAGGCAAATACTTTCTCGAAATCGAGAAGGCGGAAGTCAAAGAAACCAAGAACGGCGAAGGTGTCGGCTGTGACGTGCAGTTTAACGTTATCGGCCACGTCGACGATCAATCGCACAAAGGGCGCAAGCTCTTTGTCTGGTTCAATCTGCGTCACTCAAACGAAAAGGCGCAGAAGATCGGCAATGCTGAGTTTGCCGCGCTTGGCAGAGCTATTGGCAAGCCTATCGTCCAGGACTCAGACGAGTTGATCGGCGGCACGTTTATCGCGAGCGTGGGCATCGACAAAAAGGACGCGACTCGCAACGTAATAAAGAAGTATTCGTCAGCGGCTACAAAAACGCAGACAGTCGCAACGCCAGCGCCTCAAGCACCAGCAGCAGCAGGAGGAAAAAAACCATGGGAGATGTAAACCAACTAGCCCTCAATCTCGTCAATTCGAGATC